TATTTTGCATAGGGATGATTTCCATTCTGATGGGGAAGCCTTTCCATATGTGGCTGCTCACATTCTGGTCTGCTGATGCGATCTTATGGCTTAAAACGGTGTTTGTTGGTGCTTATTTATTCATCTTAATGAATATCATAACAACTACATTGCTGGGACTATACTTTCTAGCGGTTCGGTTCCATCAATCTTCGCTGTAAAAAATCGAACCCTGTTAAGGCTGCCTTCGGGTAGCCTTTTTTATTTCCTCATTCCACGCACAGCACCGAACCGGAATTGCCGGAGGTGTCCAATGAGTATCAACCATATGAGCAAATTAGCATCTGGCGCAGCATACGGCGCGTCAGCCGGTACTGTTGCCAACGGATTGCTGACGAGGCTCAGTCCTGACGAATGGAGTGCTGTAGGCGTGATTGCCGGCATAGTCGTCGCGCTGCTGACGTTCTCCATTAACTTTTACTTCAAACGTAAAGTGTCTCTTGCCCAGATCAAGGCACTGGAGACGCGTGGTTACATCCCTTCTGACAAGCTTGGTGAGGAATGACAATGGCACTTTCAACCAAGCTTCGTAACAGGCTGCTTGCTGCCGCTGGTGGCGGTGCTTTGATGATCGCTACCGTATTCCTCGGCGGGCAGGATGGAGTAGAGGGGCGGGAATACACACCATATAAAGATGTCGCCGGGGTGTGGACTGTCTGCGATGGCCACACTGGCCGGGATATCGTCCAAGGCAAAAAGTATACCGACCGGGAATGCGATCGCCTGCTATGGAATGATCTGCAACCGGTTAAGAAAGGTGTGGACGGTCTGGTCAAAGTCCCGCTTGGCGAATACCAGCGCGCCGCACTCTATAGCTTCACTTACAACGTCGGGCTCAACGCGTTCTCAAAATCAACACTGCTGAAGAAGCTTAATGGCGGTGATGTTAACGGAGCCTGTGATGAAATGCGCCGCTGGGTTTACGCTGGCGGCATGAAGTGGCGCGGCTTGATCAATCGTCGCGACATGGAGCGCTCCCTGTGCATTGCGGAGAGTAGCAATGACCTTTAAAGCAAAAGTAATCGGTGCGTTGTTGGTGGTGGGCATGCTGGTTGCGCTCGGGTGGGCAGTGGATCACTACCGCGACAACGCGATTGAATACAAAAAGCAGCGTGATGAAAAGACTCAGGCGCTTGTTCTGGCGAACTCCACCATTAACGACATGCAGATACGGCAGCGTGACGTTGCTGCACTGGATGCCAGATACACGAAGGAATTAGCCGATGCAAAAGCTGAAAATGATGCTCTGCAGCGCAAGCTTGATAATGGTGGTCGGGTGCTCGTCAAAGGCCGCTGTCCAGTGCCAGCCTCAACCGAAGCCGCCAGCACCTCCGGCGTGGGCCATGATGCCACCGTCGAACTCTCTGACGTTGCTGGACGAAACGTTCTCGGTATCCGATCCGGAATCAAGCAAGACCAGTCAGCCCTGAGAGTGCTGCAGGAATACATCAACACACAGTGTCTGAAATAGAGCCTCATCCCTGAGGTTCTGACACAGTCTCTCCTCTGGACTTTAAACGTAGCAAATTCTCACAGCCTCGCATCAGCGGGGAATTTTTAATGCGCATCGCACGCGCACTCCAAAGAAAGTCTTTCAGCTGTGAGCCTGGGCAAACCGTTAACTTTCGGCGGCTTTGCCGTGCGACAGGCTCACGCCTAAAAGGAAATCCCTCATGAAATATTTATCGCAGCAGCAGGCGATGCTGGGCATGCGCTTAACAATGACCGACGACGGCTTGATTCTCAAAAGTCCTGCAGGTAGCGCACACTACGATTTGAAAGGTCGCCGCCATACAGTTTGGGGTGATGCTTCTTTCTTCCCTGAACATCTACGCGTGAAAGATAAGCGCAAACCGAAAGGTGGCCACGTCAGTTACGGCAATGGCGAAATCGTTGGTCATCGGGCTGATGGATCTGTGGCCTGGCGAATAGGGAAGATCGAAGAACCTACAAAAACGCCTGATGCTGCATTAGGTGAGCTGTCGGCTATTTACACTCTTCCGCGATACAAGATTGGTAGCGATATGAAGAGGCAGGAGCTGATTGCTAATGCTCTTGATGAAGCAAAGCAGAGGTCTAAGGAAGTATTTGGCGGATTTCCAGCAGATAAAACAGCGGTGGTTTTCTTGGCTGATCGCTGGGTAGCTATTGAAGGAGGCTATACGCCAGATGAAATTCGCGATGCTGTTGAACACATCAAGCACAGACGTCTGACGAAGGAATTTGGTAAGGGGCTCGCTGATTTATCTCCATTTGCCGTGAAGGACGGACAGGTATTTATCAAGGATGCAGTTATCCCGAAAGTTCAGTTGAGCCGTACTGAAACGGACCCGCGAAAAGGGTATGCCATCAATGTTGGCATTGGTCCCGAATTTAAGACCAGCGTGAAGCTATCCCCTGAAATGGAAAAAGCGATTTCAGATGTTGTATCTGCGGAACTGAAAAAGAATCTTCAGACGGGCGGCACGATCTGGAATTCCTTGAAGCGTGGATTCTGACGGGAGGTTTTATGCAGGTCACTATTGATGGTGTCCCATACGTTCCCGCCAGCGTCGTTTCATCACGGATCGGCATTGCCATTTCGACGCATCAGCGCGCAGACGTTTTAAAGCGAGCACTCGAACAGCACATGAAGCATCTTCCCGCCGGTGCGCTGGTGGTGGTAGTCGATGATGGTTCTAAACCTGCAGCGGTAGTTCCCCACGGCGTGCAGCTGCTTCGCCATGAAACATCACTCGGCATTGTTGCTTCGAAGAACGCCAGCCTGTCAGCCCTGATGGATGCCGGATGCGAGCATCTTTTTCTGTGGGATGATGACGCCTGGCCTATCGCTGATAACTGGCACCTCCCTTACATCCAATCACCAGAGCCGCACCTGGCTTACCAGTTTCTCGATCTGGCTGGCCGCAACAAGCTGAATGACCTTTCGGTGCTTTACTGTGACGATCAGCATGTGGCGTATACCGGGCAGCGCGGCGTGATGCTGTATTACCACCGCAGCGCCATCGAGAAGGTGGGCGGATTCGATCCGGTTTATGGTCGCGGCATGTACGAGCACAGCGACCTCGCCCTGCGCATCCATAACGCAGGACTGACTACGTGGGCTTATACTGATGTCCTCGGTTCAGACAAGCTGATTCATTCCCTCGATGAGCATGAAGCGGTGGAGCGTTCGGTACCGAGGCCCGACCGCCAGGCGCTGGTGGAACGTAATGTGAAGATCCACAACGAACGACGTGATACCGGCTTTACCGGTTACGTTGAATACCGGCGTCAGCGCGACGTGGTTATCACTACGTTACTGACCAGCCAGCCTGACCCTCAGCGTGGCACGAAAATGACTGCCTCACCTGACATGCTGATCAAGTGGGCGGCCTCGCTTCGACAGTGTGGCCGCATAGCGCTGGTGGATGAACTGCAGACGGCACCGGCAGACGTTGAGCTTTACCGCGTTCCTGACTTGAAGATGAATGTCTACTTCCGACGCTGGCTGCATATCTGGCAGCACCTGCGCGATCACCCTGAATACCGGTTCGTCTGGTGTACTGATGGTACCGATGTCGAAATGCTTCGCGCGCCGTGGGAAGAAATGGAGCCCGGGAAGGTGTATGTCGGTTCTGAACCGAAGACCTACGCCGACTCCTGGGCGAAACAGAATCATCCTGAGCGTATCTATCAGGAATTCATTGAAGCGCACCGCGGCGATGTGATGCTTAACGCTGGCCTGCTGGGTGGCACCCGCGCTGATGTAATGGCGTTCGCTCACGGCATCATCCGTCTTTACTACCAGATCGAAAGTTATCGATTCTGGAAGAAAGAACAGGCTGGCGCCGCGGTGGGTGACATGCTGGCGTTCGGTATTGTCGCGCAGTCATTCGCTGACAGGCTGGTCTCCGGCCCTCTGGTACATACCGTTTTCAAAACTGATGGCATCGGTAAGGAGGCCGCATGGTGGAAACACAAGTGAAGTTTGTTGTGGTTGGCCATCACTCTCGCATAGGTCATGCGCAACGACTTGCCGCGCTGCTGGATGCTCATCTGCTTATTGATGACGGTAACCGCGGCGCGAACTGGAATCATCGTCGCGCTATCGAATGGGCTGCTGAGCAACCTTGCCGGGTAATGGTGTTGGAAGACGACGCGCTGCCGGTTGAGGGATTCACCGAGAAGGTAACGGACTGGCTAGCGCGCTTTCCTGACGACATGCTGAGCTTTTATCTCGGTACCGGCCGACCGCCGCAGTATCAGAAAGAGATTGCCGGAATGCTGGTTGAATCAGACAGAGTAAACGCTGATTACCTTGTTCTTGGCAAACTGATTCACGGCGTATGTTACAGCCCTCCTCAGGGCAGGCTGGCGCGCATGCTTAACGCATGGAATAAAACGCTGGCAGCTGATTACGCCGTCGGTGAGGCATTCGGTGGCCGGGTGATTTATCCGTGTTACTCGCTGGTGGATCACGCTGACCTCCCGACGGTTGAGCGTCACCCTGACAACGAGCCGAGGACGGAACGCCGCCGCGCATGGAGACTGGCATGAATAAAGAGCCCCGCGTATATGGCAGCCGATGGGATAAGGCCCGTCTGCGCTTCCTGCAGCAGCACCCACTATGTGTGATGTGCGAGCAGCAGGGGCGCATTACCCCGGCAACGGTGGTTGACCATATCGAGCCCCACAAACTCAAAGATGCGCTTAAGTCAGGTAACCCGCTGGCCATATCGAAAGCACAGCTCCTGTTCTGGAGTAAAGAGAACTGGCAGCCACTGTGCAAAGCGCATCACGACTCAACGAAACAGAGAATGGAGAAGAGCGGCTCGGTAATAGGCTGTGATGCCAACGGCTACCCGCTCGATCCTGCTTCTCACTGGAGCGCGCAATGAAAGACCTCATCATCGAGTATCGTGACGGTAAGTTTGTTCAGCTGGCAATTGATGGCGTAGCGATGAAGACCGTTACCTCTATCCAGTTCTCCCACACGGTAGGAGAAAACGTGCCGACGCTAACCTTTTCAGGGCATGTGTGGCCCGAGCATGGGAAAGGCGCTCAGAAACTCGAACAGGTAGACAAACATTCGGCATAGCGCGGCGGCGGCAAGACGATTACCTGTCATGTGAAATCATTTCAAATGCAACGATATCAAATGAGAATGAATCGCATCAGGGCAGGGGGGGGATCAAATCTTCAAAACCTTTGCCCCAAATGACCGCTGCCAAAGTTTGATTTTAACGCTAACCCGATTTTTTTAGTTTTAAGGTGTTGACATATGGCAGATAAACGAACCCGTTCCGACAGTTCGGCGGCAGCGGGGTCCAGAATCGTCAGTGAACTATTGGG